TTATTATGAGCGAAAGGATTGAAATCGAAAATATAAACTCAGTACATATGAAAGTCAAGGCCGACTCCGGCACCTTGATGGAAATCTCTGAGCACTTTTCTTTCCGACCTGAAGGCTATCAATTTAATCCAAAATTCAAAGCTCGAGTGTGGGATGGAATCATTCGTTTATTCCAGCCTATGAGACCTAAACTATATGTAGGTCTGTTCCCTCATCTAAAGAAATTTTGTGATGACCGCGGATACACTATCGTAGCTCCAGATCATATAGGAACAGAGGAGCAATTTGATGATGATTACCCTATTGAACTCGCTAAAGAAATCAATTGCAAGTTTACACCAAGAGATTACCAAATCGAATACATCAATAACGCTTTGCGTAACCGTCGATCTTTATCTCTATCACCGACATCATCTGGTAAGTCTTTAATAATTTATTTGATTCAACAACATTACTACCAAGCCTTCGGTCATCGTACACTGATCATCGTTCCCACGATCTCGTTGGTACATCAAATGGCTGGTGACTTTGTTGATTATGGGTGTGACGCTAGTATCATCTATAAGATACAAGGTGGTGTTGACAAGAATACAAAAGCACCTATCGTAATTAGTACATGGCAGTCGTTAATTAAACAGCCTAAGGATTGGTTCGATCAATTCCGCGTGGTTCTAGGTGACGAAGCTCATACATTCCAAGCAAAGTCACTCACCACCATTATGGAAAAGTTAACTGATTGTGAGTATCGACATGGGTTTACTGGTACGCTTAAATCGGCAGAGAGTAAGACTCACCGGCTAGTACTCGAAGGATGCTTTGGTAAAGTCAAGCGATATGTGAATACTAAAAAGCTTATGGACGAGGGAACGGTTGCAGACTTTAAGGTCAAAGCAATTGTACTCTCTCACAACAACCAAGCTCGTAAAGACTTTAAGAAAGCGATGGGTACTATTAAAGAAGGTGTAAAGAAGTGGCCTGCTGAACGTGAGTTCATTGTAAATCATCCAGGCCGTAATAACTTTATTAAGAATCTCGTTCATAGCCTCGAAGGTCAAAACAATTTGATCTTATTTGACTTAGTTGAAAAGCATGGTAAGGTACTTGAGCCACTCTTACAAAAGGAAGGGCGAGTACTACATTTCATCTATGGTGGAACAAGTGGTGACGAACGAGAACGCATTCGTAATCTTGTTGAGAATGATTCCGAAAAGCGCCACAACATACTTGCTAGTTACGGTGTCTTCTCAACTGGTGTTAACCTCAAGCGATTAGACAACGTGATCTTTGCTTCTGGCTCAAAGTCAGAGATCAAAGTACTTCAATCAATTGGCCGTACGCTACGTAAGGCTGATGACTCAACTCAAGCAGTTCTATATGATATAGCGGATGACTTATCCGTAGGTGAATCATTTGAGAACTACACGCTTAAACACTTTAAGAAACGTATTGAAATCTACGGCGCTGAACAGTTCTCATTTAAGATATTCACAGTAGACATTTAACAGTTGACAATTGACCTTAACTGGTATATAATAGCATCTTAAATTAATCAACATGTGAGGTAACAATTAGACCATGGCTAAGAAACGGAATTACGTAAACAACCCTGATCTCTTACAAGCACTCATCGACTACCGAACAAATGTCGCTGAAGCTGAAGACTCGGGTGAAAATCCGCCAAGGGTTCCAGACTATATTGGTAGTTGTATCATGCTAATTGCTACTCGACTAGCAACTAAGCCAAACTTCTCTGGCTATTCTTACAAAGATGAAATGATTTCTGATGGCATTGAAAACTGTCTGCAGTACATTCACAACTTTGATCCTGAAAAATCTAGTAATCCTTTCGCGTATTTCACGCAAATTATTTGGTACGCGTTTCTACGACGCATCCAAAAAGAAAAGAAGCAGACTTATATTAAGTTCAAAGCTTCACAAAACATGATGACCGAAGCAATCATTAATGACTCAGCTGATATGGTAATTCAATTGAATGAGCCACCTGAGTACATTAGCGAGTTCATCGACGACTTTGAAAAGAAACTAAAAAAGTAGGAGACTGCAATGTTTAAGAAAATAGGATTTGCTATCTACGACCTGTATCAGTATTTTTTCAGCCTAAAGGTAAACCCATTGAGACACATTCCGAATGAACTTGTGCAGTTTATGCTTATGTTCTATTTGTCGGTAATGTGGACAGTAGTATTTACTTTCTGGGCTGGATACACTTGGATGTATGGACTCTATAGTGTAGGCGGCCACCTTCTAGTCCTTGGTGCGTTCTTTATTACTGTCGCTATATTTCATGATGCAGAAAAGAATGGACACCTTTGGGTAAAGCGCGACATCAATAAGAAATAGAGAGGCTAATGGCAGAATCAGTTAGTGCAAAGAGACACCTGGCAAAGACACTTACATGGAGAGTACTTGCCACCACAGACACATTTCTTTTAGCTTGGCTCATTACCGGCGAACTCGACTGGGCTGGAATGATAGCAGGCTTTGAAGTGGTAACTAAAATGGTGCTATACTATTATCATGAGCGAGCATGGTACAAGCACATAAGATACGGATTGCGTGATGATTGACTATGAGAACGCTTTTGATTGGAAAAAGCCTTCCGTTAACATTATAGGAAAGTGGCAGCCCTGGCATGAAGGGCATACACATTTATTCAAAAAAGCCTTGACATATACAGGGCAAGTTGTTATAATGGTACGTGAAGTATTTAAAGCTGATGGAGAAGACGCTCCGTTTGGTGAAATCAATGTCGTTGAATCGATCCACGAAGCTTTAGATAAAGAAGGCTACTATGATGGGCAGCATTACGTAATTGTATGTGTACCTAACATCGTTGGTTTTCTAAATGGGCCGGGCAATGGTGTGCATGGTTATTGGCACGTAGTCCCAGAGGGTGAAGAACAAATATATTCATCCGGTATAAGAAAGCAACTAAGAGAAGAAGGTAAACTATGAAAATAGCAATTGTTACCGACATTCATATTGGTGCAAGAGGCGACAGTCGTGTTTTCCACGAAGTTCAAAGAAAGTTTTTCCAAGAAGTATTTTTTCCATACTTGGATGAGAATGGTATTACCACTGTATTTGATCTGGGCGATACTTTTGACCGTCGTAAGTACATCAACTATGTAAGTCTTCAACGAGGTAAAGAGTTCTTATTTGATGAACTCGCTAAACGTAAAATTGATTTCCATGCTTTGATCGGTAATCATGATACGTATTATAGCAATGTGAATGATGTTAATAGCATGAATCTATTGCTACAAGAATATCCCACCTTTAAGCTTTATCAAGATCTAGGTGAGCATCTGACGCTTGGTTCAACTAAGTTTCTAATGCTACCTTGGATCAGTAAAGAAAACGCTGAAAAGAATCTACAGATTGTAGCTGAGTCTGATGCTAATATTCTAATGGGTCATCTCGAAGTAAAAGGTTTTGAAATGATGAAAGGTGCATTATGTACGCATGGTCTTGACATCAATGTATTCAAAAGCTTTGAGTCTGCATTCTCAGGCCACTTCCATCATCCATCTCGATATGGCAATGTCGAATATCTTGGCTCACCTTATGAAATGACTTGGTCTGATTATGGTGGTAGCCGTGGGTTTCATGTATTTGATACTGAAACTCGTGAGATTGTTAAGATCGAGAATCCAAATCGTGTATTCTTTAAGATTGATTATGATGATGAAGAGTGGACTGTTGAAGATGTAGCAAACTTCGATGTGGATAGATATAAGGATACGTTTGTAAAGGTGATTGTAAAAAACCGAACCAACGCTTATCTTTATGATCTGTTTATGAGTCGACTGAGTGAGTGTGGTGCTGTTGACGTCAAAGCGATTGACGATAATCTCAATCTCGAAACTGCTGGGGTTGATGAGATACTGGATGAGACAAAAGACACCACTGAGATCTTACATAACTACATTGATTCGCTCGACACCACTATTGAACGTCATAAAATCAAAACATTAGTAGATGAATTATATAATGAGGCACTGAGCTTGTAATGCGAATACATTTCAAAAAAGTAAAATACAAAAACATACTTTCAACGGGTAACGTATTTACAACGATCGAGTTAGGGTCTGCACCAAGTACTTTGATTACAGGTACAAATGGTGCAGGCAAGTCGACACTTCTTGATGCTGTTGTTTATGGTCTATATGGAAAGCCCTTCCGTAAAATTACTAAGCCACAGCTTGTTAATTCAATTAACAACAAAGATATGTTAGTTGAAATCACTTTTGCTGTAGGTGGAAATAACTATATGATCCGCCGTGGCATGAAACCAAACATCTTTGAGATCTATAAGGATGGTGGTCTAATCAACCAAGACGCGGCTAAGCGTGACTATCAGGACTACTTGGAGAACAATATCCTTGGGATTAATTATAAATCCTTCGGTCAAATTGTCGTCCTTGGTAGTGCAACGTATGTACCTTTCATGGAACTACCTGCGCAACAACGTCGAGAAATCATTGAAGACTTGCTTGACATTCAAGTGTTTAGTACTATGGGACTTCTTGCTAAAGACCAACTAAGTGATAACAAGAAAGACATTCAAGAGAATGCTTATAAGATTGAGCTCACAGAATCTAAAATTGAAAGTGCTAAAGATAACAACGATGCTATCCGTAAGATACGTGAGACTGAGGTCGAAAAGATACGCGCTAAAATGGCCGGTCATATTGAAGACATTGAGACTCGGGTTAAAAAGATCGAAAGCATCGAAAGCGAGATACAATCGCTATATGAAACAATCTCTGATAAGAAATTTGTTAAGAGTAAGTTTGATAAAGCGTCCTCTTTACTTGATAATTTAGAACGACAGCAACGAGATCGTTCTAAAGAACTACGTTTCTATCATGATCACGACAATTGCCCAACGTGTAAACAGGGTATCGATCATGAATTTAAAGAAAAGGTCAAGTCTGAACAATATGTAAAGCGTAAAGAAGTTGATGAAGCTATTATAGAATTACAGGCTAAGATCGCTGAGTACCAAAAGCGACTCAACGAGATTAGTACAGTTGAAGATAATGTTCAAACTAAAAG